TGGAATGACGTCATCCCCTACTGGTTCGTGGCCAACGGGCAGCGATGCGTCGTGGTCGCCAAGGTCAGCACCCGCTATATCCCGTTCTACCTCGGTAACGGCTTGCCCTATGCCCTGTCCGGCGACTATCCGGCACCGATCTATGTGGGCGGCTGCACGAACGTCCAGACCGACCGCTGGTCGAGTAACGACTTCGCTTTCCGTGCCTTTGCCGATCCGGGCAACGGCTGCCACGTGCTGGCGCCGTCGGGCGCGTGGCAGCAGGTGCGCAACTTCTACAACATCGGCAGCACCAGCGAGTACGAGGACAACGCGGTCTGCGTGTGGCCCTATGCCGGGATGTCCACCGGCAGCACCGCAGTGCTGCGGTCGCTCCGCAACAACGCGGACGGCACCTACACGCCAATGCCTCTGATCGTGCAAGGGCTTCTGCCCAGCCCCGAGATCTACATGGAGCTCGACGGCTGCTACTACGTCTCGGGCTTCAACAACGCCGCCGAGACGATCATCACGATCGACGGTGTGCAGCACCTGGTGGTGCCCAACATCTTCCGCTCCGATCGCTGGGGCTACTGGCTGCTGAGGCTCACCTGATGGCATACCAGACTGGCACCGCCAACACCCCGGCCGCGCTGATTTCCTCGCTGTCGAGCTTCGCCACCGCTAATGGCTGGACCACCACGGCGCTGGCCGGCGGCGCGGTTGGCTACACCTCGCCGGATGGCGCCACCTTCGCGCTGCTGGCCAAGACCGACACGATCGAGATCCGTGGATGCGTGGGTCTCGATGCCTCGCTCACTGCTGATGCACAGCCGAATGTGGCTACCAACCCGGCCGTGTCCAACAGCGTCGCCGGCCCCTACACCGGCTACTTCTTCTTCGCCGGCAGCGAGGGCGGATCTTTCTACCTGCATGTCGTGATCGAGGCGGCGGCCGGTGTGTTCAAACCCTTCTCGCTGGGGCGCCTGGTCAAGTTCGATGCAACCGTGGGCGGCGAGTACGCAACGGCGTCGCGGTGGTTCTACGCAGAGTGGACGACCAACTATCCCGACGGCACCTTTCACGAGTACCTCTTCGACGCCGTCTTCGGCTACAACGTCGGCATCTTCAGCCACGTGCGCTACGAAGCGGATGGGGCCGCGAGCCGCTGGCGGCCGCTGTTCGCGACCTGGGATGGCACATGCGCGGTCGGATCGATGCGGGGCGGCCTGAACAAGCCGCTCGGCACGATCGGCTACCAGCGCTACAACAAGCTGGTCCCGATCTTTCCCCTCTACGTGTTCGGTGACCGCCCGAACGAGCTGCGCAGCCCGATCGGCTATGCGCCGCACCTGCGCCAGGTCGACCTGCGGCTGCTCGCGCCCAAAGAGATCATCACGATCGGATCTGAGGATTGGCAGGTGTTCCCCGCGCACCAGCGCACTGACACCCGGGACACCTACGGCAGCGCTGTGCCCAGCTCCGGCTACTACGGCTATGCGATCCGGAAGATCGACTGATGATCGCGCCTGGTCCGCTCGCCGCTGTCGGCACGTACATCAATCCCGGACTGGGCCATCGCCGGCCGCTGTGGACCGCGCCGATCGGTGCCGGGTCCAGCGTGATCGCTGGCGGGGCGCGTGGCGCCCGGCCAGCGCTCGAGGAGCCGGACCGCAACGCACAGGGCAAGTTCGGTCACGGCTTCGGCCTGCTGAGCTGGTACCAGCGTGTGCACCTGTCCGTCACCACCCTGGCGCTGGGCAACCTGGTCAGCAGCCAGCTGGTGCAGGTGCGTGTCTGGAACGGCTACCTGGATCGTAGTGTCGTGGTCTCGGCCGTAGACGTCGCCGGCGGTGAGGGCATGACGCTTGATGCGCCGGCGCCGCTGCCGCTCACCCTGGCCACGCTCGAAGCGCAGGCCTGGTCGCTGTCGGTTTCGGTGGATGGGCCGCCCAACATCGACGCCACGCTGACGTGGACCGTCACCGGCGAGCCCTCGCTTACGCTCCATGTGACCGGCAGCCGCGTCACCGCCTGGGGCTGGACCCCGGACTGGGCGGACGGCGTGAAGGAGCGCCTGTCGTGGCTGACCGACGTGCTGGCCAGCCCCTCGGGCGCCGAGCAGCGCCGCAAGCTGCGGCATTGGCCCGTCCGGACCTGGTCGGCGACTGTGCTCGTCGATGGAGACGACCGCTCCAGCATGGACCTGGCGCTGTATGGCTGGGGCCAGCGCAACTGGGCGCTGCCGGTTTGGACTGACGTGACCTGGCTGGCAAGCGGTGTGAATGCCGGTGATCAGGCGATCGCGCTGGACACCACACACCTGGACTACCGCGCCGGCGGCCTGGTGCTGATCCGCGGCGAGACCGCGCAGCATCTTGAGGTCGCCGAGATCCAGGCCGTTCGCGCGGATGGCCTGGACCTGGTGCGGCCAATCCAGCTCGACTGGAACCCGGGCTGCCGCGTCTATCCGGTTCGGCTGGCGATGCTGACCGAACAGCCCCAGCTCACCCGCAAGACCGATGACCTGGTCAGTGCGGAGGTGAGCTTCCGCTCGATGGAGCCCTGCGACTGGCCAGCCGTTCCGCCGGCGACGACGTATCGCGGCGTGCCGGTGCTTGAGGAGCCGGCCGAGTGGTCCGACGATCTCTCCGCGCAGTACGAACGCCTGCTGTCCACGCTCGACAACGGCATCAACAACCCGGTGACCACCGACCTGGTCGGCACGGGCATCGCGCTGCAGCAGCACACGTGGATGCTGGGCGGGCGCGAGGAGCGTGGGAGCTGGCGGTCCCTGGCCTACTACCTGGCCGGCCGCTGGAAGGCGATCTGGTTGCCTACGTTCGCCTCCGACCTGCGCCTCGTGGCCACGACGGCCGCGACGTCCTCGGCGCTCGACGTGGCCACGATCGGTTACAGCCGCTTCGCGGTCGGTGGTACGACGGGACGCCGGCACATCCGCATCGAGCTGCGTGACGGCACGCTGGTCTACCGGCGCATTCTCGGCGCGACCGGCGTCGATCGCGCCACCGAGCGCCTGTCGCTAGACAGCGCTGTTGGCGTGGAGCTGACCCCCAGCAACGTGTTGCGCATCAGCTGGCTGCAGCTGATGCGCAGTGCGGACGATGACATCGAGATCGACCACACGACCGACGTGGACGGCGTCGCGCGCGCCAGCTTGATGCTGCGTGCGACGCGTGATGACCTGGAGCTGACGGCATGAGCTTCGACGAGCGCGAGCGCAGCGTCGCCAGCGGCGAGCCCGTGCTGCTGCTGGAGTTCTCGCGGGGGCCGATAGTGTGGCGTTACACCAATGCCGGACGCGATTACGACCTGGGCGGCATCGTCTACACGGACGTGCCGGGGCTCACGGGCGACTCGATCAACCAGACCGGCGAAGCCCAGCGGGATATCTACAAAGTCACCGTCCCGAAGGATCTGGCGATCGTCCAGAACTACGTTGGTACCAAGCCGTCGACGCGCACGCGCGCCGTCGTTCGCACCTGTCACTTCGGCGAGACGGAAGCCCCTGTGCAGTGGATCGGCTACGTCCTCGGCATGCGACGCAGCAAGATTGACGTGCGCGAGATCGCGTGTCAGTCGCTGCAGGCGACCTTCGATAACCCGGGCCTGCGCCTGTGCTGGTCGCGCGGCTGCCCTTACGTCGTCTATGACGACCAATGCGGGGTGAACCCCGATAACTTCTCGACCGCCGGCACGCTCACGGTGCTGGACGGCCAGCGCATCACGTCCGCGGCGCTCGCTGGCGCCCCCAGGGCCGACTACTACGTCGGCGGCATGTTGCGCTGGATGAATGCCGACGGCATCCAGGAGACCCGCGGCCTGGACGCCTTCGACGCCTCGACCGGCATCGTGTCGGTCTACGGCGGCACGCTGGGCATGGCCACAGGGCAGGCCGCGACCTTTCACCCGGGATGCCGCTACACCGTGGAGGGTTGCGACGAGGACTTCGACAACCTGGTCAACTGCGGCGCGCACCGCGGCATGCCGGGCAAATCGCCGTTCGACGGCACGGACGCATTCTGATGGGCTACGTTGAGCTCGCCCTCGTCATCATCGCCATCCTCTACGCGGCCTACGCTGCGCGGCAGATCCGCGCCAAACGCCTGGCGTTCGAGGACTCGGACTTCCCGACCTTCGAGGAGGGCACGCCCCAGTACGTGGTTTTTGGCGACTGCTGGTCTGCCGACTGGTGCGTGATCGCATGGGGCAACACGCGCCAGAAAAAGGTCTACAAGGGCGGCTGGCTCAACAAGCACGAGGCAGGCTACCGCTACTTCGCGACGATCCAGATGGGCCTGGGACGCGGACCGGTCAACGCGATCACCGTGACGACCGTGGGCGACAAGCTTCTGTGGTGCGGCGCGCAGCTGACGCAGATCAACATCGGTGCATTCAACCTTTTCGGAGGTGATGAGGGACAAGGCGGCATCGTCGGCACCCTGGAGCACTTCGACGGCAACGCATCCCAGGTCGCGCCACCTCTTCTGGTAAAGCTGCTGGGCAGCAAGGCCACGGGCTGCAGGGGCGTCTCGACCGTGATGTTCGACGGGATGCTGTGCGCGATGAGCAAGTCGCCGCAGCCGTGGAAGTTCCGACACTGGCGCAACACAGCGGGCTGGCACCGCGACACGCCCTGGTACCCGGCTAAAGCCGAGATCTTGCTGCGCAACGAGCTGGCGGATCTGTCCGACTACCCGGCCGGTCAGCGCGATGCCATGCGCAACATCCACGCCATGAATGGCGCTCACATGCTCGTTGAGGCCGCGACCAACGGCGCTTGGGGCCGGCGCATGGACATGAGCGAGCTGGACCTGGGCAGCTTCACCGCGCTGGCTGATCTGCTCTACGACGAGCAGCACGGCATCTGCCTGCGCTACACCCGCGAA